TATAAAATCTTGATTAGGAGCATATTCAGGACTGTCACCTTCTTCATTGATATATGCACTGATCATACTTATATTTGCATTAGTAATTGATATACTACTTTTTACAAAATCATGTGATAAATAAGCGTTAAAATATTTATTATCAAAATTAAAAAATCTTTTATCGTCTTGACCAGTACCTACTTGTTTATCATTTCCACCTAAAACAATACCTCTTGGTAATATTTTTGCACCAGCACCGCTTGCTGCACTATAAAGTGTGCTACTATCCAATTTGCTCTCTTTATATATGTTCTGATTTATTGCATCATATAATTTTCCTAATTGTCCAGTACCAGTATTATTAATATAATCATCATTGGTTGGATTTTTTGTAAAAGGATTTTTATTTGTTGGATTATTGAATATCAGGTCATCGAGAAAGTTTTGAAATCCTGATTGTGGTACTTTAGTTATTTTATAATCGACATTCTTTCTAAATAATTGTCCACCTTTAAGAAAACCGCCCAAATCAATTTGTGGTAATGTTTGTTGTGCAATATGTGAAGAAAAATTCATTGCAAATTGTTTACCCAACATCACCAAACCAATTTCACTCAATGGTGTACTATTACCAATAAGACTTGCAACATTACCAATTGCACTATTTTTTAAATCAAAACCACTAAATGGAGCAAGTGCCGAACCAATACTACTAATAGCATTTATAACTTTTTGTACGCTGTTTGGATTAAGCGGATATTCAACATCAGGAGTATATAAATTTCTTGATTCCAGCACATTTCTTAAATTAGCTGAATTAACCAACAATCTTGAATTGCCACCATTGTTACTAAAATCATTACCCGAAGTAGCACCTGCAAAAATTGTCTGTGGTTGATTTATGCTGTTATCACTTGCCATTAATACTTTTTTAAATAAATACTTGAAATATAAATTTAAAAAAGTGTGAAGTTATGCTGGTATGTTAAAAAGGTGTATCTATATAAAAATCTTTTTTAGCTTCTTCATAAATCTTAATTCGGAGATTTTTTTCTTTTAAACGCTCCCACTCAATATATATAAATTTAGCATTTGATTCATTTTCTTTAAATTCTTTAGGATGTGTTAAATAATATCCAAATAGATCAATTGTTTTTATTATTGCAATACTATATAATTTAAGATCAGTTGAATTATCAAAATACGCCTGCCAAGTAAATTCAGGATAAAGATATCCATATATAATTGCATAAATTCTTTTTTCTAACTCAGTAGTGTTACCCGATTCTCTTTCAGTTCTAATAGTAAACGTATTTTTTATATATCCAAACTGTACTCTTGATGCAATACCCTGCAAACCATATTGATCTTCTCGAAAATAATCAATGCCTGACTTTACGTCAAGCGTTTTTTTTAATTCATCTTTCTCTGATTCAACTTCAATAATAGTACCAGATATTAATTTTGGAATAACATGATTCTCTATACTTCTAATTGCTCTGACAGTATCTTTAATATCTTTTTTTACTTTTTCTTGTGAATCAGTTTCCATTATCTTCTTCTTTTATTTCTTCATTGATTATTAATTTACACCCTCTGCTAATTGCTATGTCCAGATTGGCTTGGTTGTTATCACAACCTTTACCAATTCTGCCTAATTTACTGGCTGCAATTAAGAAAGTACCAGTACAAGTGAAAGGGTCAACGACTAAATCTCCTTCTTTAGTGGTTTGCGTAATATGTTTTATTGCTAAATCATCTGGCTTCTGCCATGTGTGTAATTTATTTGCTTGGCGACCATCAGGTGCATTTTCTACTTGAGCCGACAACATGTCATTAGTAATTGAAATATCCAATTCTGGTGAATCTTTACTATATAAATGCCATATTAATTGGTAGTTAAGATTATATTTCATTTTTGGTGTAACTCCCAAAGTGTTATTAAATACCCAAACCAAAGGAGTGTCAACAATAAATTTATCTTGATTTAAAAGCACATTCAAATATGCTTGAATTTCCATTGGATATGCACCTGAAAATATGAGCATTCGACCTGATTTTTTGGTCTTTTGAATTGCTAAATTCAACCAGCTTTCAACGAATTCTCCAACTTTACCTTCTGGAATATCTGTCATATATGGCGGGTCAGTGTATAAAAGTTCAATTGAGTTGTCTTCAAAAGTATTAAGAAAGTCCTTACAATCCATTAAATGTACTTCAGGTATAATTATCATATCTGCCTTGAATTTTTCAATATATTCAGCTTTCTTTGCTTGAAGTTTTTTTGATTTCTTTTTTGCTTTTATTTCTTTAAGAGTCTCATTAAGTTTTTTCTTACCTGCTCTTAATTCTTCTACTGTTTTATCATTGGCTTCATTATTAATTAATTCAAGTGCTTCTTTAGCTTTTTGTAAAGTTTTTTTATCCGTATCTTTATCAACCAATAATGCAGCTTGACTTATTTTAATTGAACCAGCTTTTGTAGCATCTATTATAACTTCATCACCACTATTATCTATTTTTTTTACTTCATCAATTGTAAAATATGAAACACCAGCTTTTTTAGCAAGTTCATCACGAGAATCTATTGTTACTAATTTAACTTCACCTTTATGTTTTCCTTTTTTTATCGTAACCAATTTGGTACGGTCCGCAGATATCTGCGGACCCCCTTCAGCTATTTGAGTTTTTATTTCATTTTGTTTTTCTGTAAATCTTTTTTGTTCAATATCTTTAAGTATATTGGCTAAATGTGCACGTTCATAATCATTTATATTTCTTCTTCCAAATTGATTAATTATTATCCATTCTTTAGCATATTCAATATTTTCAAATTCTTTTTGGGTTGTATTAAATAATATATTATGTTTAAGACATATTTCATATCTGTTATGCCCATCAACAATTGTTTTATTCCAAAGAATAAGTGCATCTCTACAACCATCATCAATTATACTCTTTTCAAGAAGCTCATATTCTTCAGATGATAAAGGATAAATTAAACTTTTTAATTCAGGATTTATTTCAATTGTTGGTATATCAATTGAATTTTCATTTGATGTTAAATTTTCATTCATCTTAATTGGATTTAATTTAAAAAACTAATATTTTATTTAATTGGGTGTAAAAATATATAAAATAAATTTCATATGCAAATTATTTAAAATTTATTTGGAAAGTCTTTGAACTTATCATATTAATGATTATATTTGAACTGTGATTCGATTTTTGAAAAAAATTGGAAATTTTTATCCCGTGATACAAATTTTCTTTAAATTCGAAGAAGTTAAATACAAACAATGTAATCTTTGTTTAAATTCGCAGAAGTTAAAAAAGTTTTGAATTTGAATGTGTTTAATCTCGTCCGAAGGACAGACCATTGAAGTTTAAATGAAAAACTTGTCAAAGTTACAGAAAAATTATTTAATAATCCAAGTGTTTTTAATTAAAATCTAAAAATATTTGGATTATTTATTGATTTACATTCTGGGTACGTAACTCTTCCTGATGTGTAATTGCAGTATTTGCTTTAAATATTTTCTGCATAAATCGTTGACCATCAATATTTAAAGTAATGTCATTTGCAAGCTGAATATTCTTATCTGCGAATTCTACTTTTAATGGAGTTTTTAAGAGTGTTGCCAACTGTGCAAATGCTGAACCACCTTTAGTATTCATAGTTGAAACAGCATTAACTGCATTTTCAACAGCAAGAAAGTCTTCTTTACTACCATACATAACTGCATTAATTTCTTTAAATGCTTCACCAACTTGAGCTATTGCTTCAGAATTTTTTGCAATTCTATTTAATGTTGCAGAAAATGTAATTAATCCTAAACCACCAACTGTAAAAAGTGCCATACCTGCTGCCATTGCAGCAATACCTGCACCTAATTCCAACATATCTTTACCAGAACCTTTAGCAGAAAGTGATAATTTAGCAAGACCCATACCCATAACTCCAATACCAGCAGCAGCAATACCAATACCTGCACCAATACCAAGTACTGCTAATGAAAGAGCACCCAGACCGGGGGCAGCAACCAATGCAGCATTACCAAATATCATAACTGCAGCAGCAGCAAGTGCGCCAACTCCAACAACCATTGAAATTGATCTGACGATTCCTTGTAATGCTTGTACTTTTTTCTCGTCTAATTTATTCATTGCATTTGCAAGTAAACTAATACCTGCAGCAGCAGCACCAATACCTGCACCCACACCTAATGCAGCAGCACCAATACCAGCACCTGCACCAGCAAACATTTTTCCTTTTCCAGCCATTGCAGCACCTGCACCTATACCTTGACGTTGTTCAGCCAAACCACTAAGACCTTTTTTACCTAAACCTTCTGCAACTGCTTCACCTTCTTTTCCAGCACCTTTTCGAAGAACACCGCCAAGACCGCCACCGCCACCACCAACTGCTTTTGCAGCACCCGATACAAATCTATCAGCAACACGACCTAATCCAAGTGTTATAACTTTCCATACTCCACCTGCAGCAAGTAAAGTTAATGCAGCACCAGCTATACCTAAACCACTTTTACTTAGAAAGTTTGCAAGTGGCACAATTGTAACACTCATTACTTTATTAATTGTAGTTAATAATGGTAATAGTGATGCTTTAAGCATTTCTATAGTAGCCTTGAATGTTTCATCAAATGTCATTGCTTGTTCAGCACGTTCCTGTAAAGTTTTTCGTTCCTGTATAAATGAATTTGCCTGATCTGAAGTTAAAGTACTAATATCTTTCATAGTACCACCAAGAGATACCTGAAGTTGATTAGTCTTTGAATTTAATACCATTGCACCAGTAATCCACTCTTTTTGTTTTGTGGTTAATCCTTTACCACCCATTTGTCTTTCAGATAAATCTAATTCTGCACGTCTTTGTGCAATTTTAGTCATTTCTTCAGCACTAATACCAAGTGCTTTACCTGCCTGTTCAAGTCTCTGTCTATCAGCAGGACTTATAAATTTTTCAAATACGCCTTCACTATTTTTCTTAAAGGTAATAATACCTTTAGTCATTTTAGAAATTTCTTCCTGCCATTTTTCTGGTTCATTACGAGCAAGATAAAACGCTTGAAACGGGTCAGTTTTTGCAAAATTACCACCCATAACCTGTAAATTTGCAAACATATCAATAGCACCTTCAAGACTTTTTGCAATTGTTGCAGAATTAAGTGCAGATTCTACACTAACCTGTAATTTTTCGGCATTTTCAGCCATTTTAGCTATGCCTTTAACACCAGAAACAAAACTAAATGTATTTACTTTCTTAAAATTATCTATAATGTTTTTTAATACTTTAGTAGTATTAACACCCATTCTTTCTGAAGTATCAACAATACCCTGTGCATAATCCATTGCAGATTTAGCATCAGCACCCATAAATTCAAATTGCGCACCAAGTTTTGTTGCCTGTTCAATTCCTAATCCAGTACCTTTACCAATTAAAGTAATATCTTCAAGCATACCTGCAGTTAAAGCACGTGCCCTACCTGTTTCATCAGCATATCCCTGTTGAATCGTTTGTAAATCGGCAAGACTTCCGCCTATTCTGGCTGCAAATACTGCAGATTTTTCAAAAGCTGCTCGCATTGCTTCAGCTTTTGCACCACTCATTCCAAGATTAAGAATGGTATTTTTTATTGTTTTATCTGATTCTTGTAAATATTTCCAACCTTCTTTTATCGCATTACCTAAATCTTTTGCTAAACTAACAACCAGTTGTCTACTTTTTTGTTGCTTAACCAATTCTTCATTAATACTTCTTTCATTAGCAATCTCCTTATTTTGTTCATTAACAAGGTCTTGTAAATATTTTACCTGACTCTCATCTAAAGTAGCAGCATTAGATAATAATTCATTAATTACTTTTTGTCTTTCACTAATAAGTAATTGAGTTTTAGTTCTTTCACTTTCTGCTTTATTGAGGTCTTGTATTAACTCAAGTGATTTTTTATAATCATCAACTGATCTTGCTGCTGCCATTAATAATAAATTTAAATGTTATATATAAATACAAAAGATCGAGTTTTTATTATCTCGATCTTTCATTATCTTTTTCTATTTGCTTTTCTTTGTGCCTGATCTTGAAGTTTTTCAATTTCTTCATTTTCTTTTTGTAATAAATATAAAAAGTGTCGTCTACGATATATGGGTATATTTTCTATATAATCTGCTTGAAACTTAGCGTGCTTGGTCAATATATATATTTCTTCGTTGACCATTTTTTTATAATCACCCGCTAAGTTCTTGGGAAAAAAAAGTCTACGCCCACAGATAAATTAGCAGTAAATTTATAATTATCTTTTGTTACAAATTCATATGCCATATTAACGTCAGGACTTACAGTTAATATTTTTTTACGTATTACATAAGCATCTAATGCTGGCATTGCATCAACAAATTTATCAATATATGATCTATCTGTTTTGTCTTCAATTGCAACAATATGTGCTTTTAATTTCATAGTACTATATTCATTAACTTCACTGTGATATGCTTCTTTAAATGCTTCAGCTTTTTTAGAAATTATTGTATCTTCCCCAGAAGTAAGTAATCTGAGAGTAACTTTTTTCTTACGCATAATAAGGTCAACAAAAAAATGACCAGCTTCATCAGGTAATTCTTCAACTTCTTTATATTGAAGTTTTAATAGGTCAATAACAGTATTAAATGGTATACCTGTTCTTGGGTCATTTACCTGTACTGTATAATTTGCGCCATAACTTGAACAGCGTAAAAATAAAATAATTGCATTTCTATCACCTTCTAATAGATTATCAACAATTACTCCCTCAGTTTTAATTTTTCTTTTAAGAAGCATGTTAAGTACATTTCCGCTATCAATTAATGAAGGAGTTGTTAATAAATCTTCATCTTTTGAAGTCATGTATTCAACATTAACCTGAGATAAGCCATTTGGATAAAATACACCTTTTGAGGGTAATTTTACGATTTCATACGAAGTCATCAAATCAGGGTCAGTTTCTTTGGACATCGCTTTTTCAAATTCTTGTGGATTAAAATTTGATTTTGGCATTGTAGGAATTGCCGTTGGTCTATCTTCATTATTTGTAAGACCATGTTGTTTTTTATACTTTTCTAATGACGCAGCTACACTTTCTTTTTGAGGTGCGTTTTCTAATTCGTTTGTCATAAAATTATAATTTTTTATACTTTATTATTGTTTTCGATAAATACTGCAAAAAAAATTTTTTAAAAATAATTCAAGATTTTTAATTAAAATACGTATTAACATATAATGACTATAGATATAGTCACATAATTATATCTATAGTCAAAGAACTAAATAAATAGTCATATAATTATCATGGAAGTAAAAATTTTAGTAATATATATCGGAATTGGTGGTATTAGAAGTGAAGATGTTGATACTTACATGAAAAAAGTAACAAAGAAAATTACACCAAGTACTTTTGAAGGTGAAATCATTGTTCTGCCAACGCAATTGCTGGTAGCACCAGATACAAGAATTGAATGTATTAATCCTATTTATATCACTGATGCTGAATTAATAAAACAACACACAGAAATAATAAAAAAATTACAAGATGAATTGCAGATTCAACTTAATATATTAAAACAAAAAAACAATGAGTAAAAAATTAAGGGTAGGTATTGATGTAAATGAAATTTTAAGAGCAAAATGGTATCAGTTTGATAAATATTATATAGAAGAATTTGGTGAAGAAGGTGCTCCAAAAGGACAACCATATGTATATGATTATTTCAATTCATATGAATTTAAAGACACTATTGAAGTGGGCAAAGAATTAAAAGAACCTGAAGATATGCCACAAAATATAAATCCTCTGGACTATCAGATAGACGAAAAACTTGGTGAACCACCAGCAGATATCTTTTTATTTAAAGCATCTGTGAAAACTGAATTAACAGGAAGAGAAGTTTATAATCGTTTTGTAAATCAGGATTTTCTTTTTGAAATTAATGGTGCTGCAGCAATGATGTATCGAAATATGGATGTGGATGTTAATAAGTTTCTTGAAAAATACCAAAATAATGTTGACTTTACGGTATTATCGATTGAAAATAAATTTACAATACCACCAACAATGTTTTTTCTAAGTAAAATATCTATGAGATTTAGAAATTATAAGTTTGTTGATTATTCATCCGAAATGTGGCAACACGTGGACGTGTTAATAACAAGCGACCCAGCAATTCTTAGTCGTAAAATTCCTTGGAGAAAAAAATTAATCAAAATAACAAGACCTTACAATGAAAACATAAAAGCAGGGTCAATTGAAGTAAAACAAGTTGCCAATTTAACTGACAACAAAAATTTTGAAAAAATAATTAAATATAAAAAATAAAAAAATGAGTGAAGAATTATTAAATAATGAAGCACAGAAAGCTGAATTAGAAAAAATCGAAAAGATCAAAGTATCTTTAGCTAAAATTACAAATAAGAAATCAAAATTCTTGTTCTGTATACCCGAATCACAAAGTCCAACAGCTTCTGTATATGAACTTTATTTTCATGCTACAGTTGTAAAAAACATGGGATACGAAGTAATAATTATGGTTGAAAAAGGTGACTATGTTCCACCTGTTTGGGTTGAAAAAGAATTAACAAATCATAAACATGTATCAATGGCAGACCCTAAGTTGACGGTAGGTCCTGAAGACGTAATGGTAATTCCTGACATATATTCAAATGTTATGGAGCAGACAAAAAAATTACCCTGTGTAAGAGTTGGTTTTTTACAATCGGCAGATTATATGACCAGTGCATTAATCCCGGGCACAGACTGGACATCATTTAATATTCAGGATGTTATTACAACCTCACCAGTACTTAAAGAATGGCTTGAAACATTTTATGGTAAAGGCAAATATAATATTAGAACATATAATATTGGTATTCCAAATTATTTCGAAAAATCGGACGTACCTCAGAAACCAATAATATCCGTTATAGGTAGAAACGCAAATGAAATTAGTAAACTTGTAAAACTCTTCTTCGCCAAATATCCACAATATAGCTGGATAACCTTTGACCCTATGTTAACAAAAAGTAAACCACCACAAGCAATGCGTAGGGTTGATTTTGCAAAAAGACTACGAGAAAATTTTGCTGCAGTCTGGGTTGACAGAATTTCATCATTTGGCACATTTCCGCTTGAATGTATGAAAGCAGGTGTTATTCCAATCTGTCTTAAACCAGATATTATGCCAGAATATATGATTGAAAGAGATGAAAAAGGAGTTGCAACTAAAATTGTTGAAGGTGCTGGTATCTGGACAGAAAATTTTTATGATCTGCCAGTATTAATTGGTGAAGTACTTGTTAAATTTCTCGATGATGCAATAAAACCTGAATTATATGAAAGTATGAGTAATGTTGCAAGCAAATATTCTCAGGAAGCAAGTGAAAAACGTTTAAATGAAATTTATGGTGAAATAGTTAATCAAAGAATTGCACTTTTTAATAGTGCACTTCAACCACTTCAAACTGTTATACCCTCAACGCCAGTAGCTACATTAAGTGGTGATACTGCACAAACACCAACACAAACTGTTGATATATTATTACCACCAGTTAGTGAAGAAAAATAATTTTAAATAAAAATAAATAAAATGAATATATCAGTAATAATTCCAGTACACGAATATAACGAACAGATTTCAAGTCTTTTAGATAAAGCAATTGAGTCAATACAAAAACAAGAAGGCATATCTGAATTACCAGAAATAATCGTAGTATGTGCATTTTCAATTCAAAAAGAAATGATGGACTATAAAGATAGTTTATCTATTAAATATCCATCAGGTAGTACTAATATAAGGTTTACCATAAATCCAAATAAAACAGATTATCAATCACAAGTTAATTATGCTGTTAAAGTAATACTTACCGATTATTTCTCGGTACTTGAATTTGATGACGAATATAGCACAACATTCTTTAAAAATGCCGAAAAATATGTTAACTCATATCCAGAGATTGATGTTTTTCTAACAATGATGATTGAAGTTAATGAAAAAAATGAAGGTATTAAAATGACAAATGAAACCGTTTGGGCACAACAATTCGTTGGAGAAAATGGTGAAATGGGTTATTTGAATACCAAAGCACTTCAGCAATATACCGACTTTAAATTATCAGGTGCTGTTATTAAAAAATCAGAATTCGAAAATCTTGGAGGATATAAATCAAACATTAAATTAACTTTTATGTATGAATTCTTACAGAGAGCGTTAAATAATGCTTGTAAAATATATTCGATACCTAAGATTGGGTATAAACATCTTGCAACAAGACAAGGTAGTTTATTTGATGGTTATATGAAAACAATGCCAGCCAATGAAAGAAAGTTCTGGTTTGAAACAGCAAATAAAGAAGCAAATATAATGGGCGACAGAGCAATTGATATGTCGAGACTTCAAAAATAATCTTTATATGAATTTATATTGTTAAATGAAAAAAAAAGTTGATTATGAAGTAAATGTACCATACTTTGCGGAAAAAGAAGAACAAGCGGTTATAGATTATATCACTGGAACAACAGCAGAACAAAAAAACAGAATCTACAATGAAATTTTATTAGTACCTTTTCGTAAAATGATAGAATCAATATTAAGACGCTATCCTATATATATTGGTAATTATGATATTGTTGAAGTAGAATCTAATGCCCGTAGCCATTTGATTGAACATATGATTAAGTATAGACCATTCATTATTGAATATAATGAAACTGGTTCTCTAAAATGGAGTAAATCAAATATTTATAAATATTTTCTTGTTGAAGAAGCTAATGAAATGTTAAAACGTTTAATTAAAAAAGGCGATTATAATTATAGATTATTTAATTCTAAGGCATATAGCTATTGTCAGACAATAATTCGAAATTATTATAAAGATCATAGCAAAAAAAGCTATATTGAAAAGAAAATAAATTTATCTTTTGATGATCATATTGATGAAATTAATGAAAATATTGAATATTCCTATGAACTTGAATTAGAGACTCATCATCAATTTGAACAATTAATTAATACTGTTGTCGAAAAGATTGAGACTAAAATTAATAGTGATGACACCACAATGAAAAGAAATGAAATTATTGTAGGTGATGCAATAGTAAATGTTTTGAAAAATTGGCACATATTATTTATGGAAGATACACCAGAAGGTAAGTATAATAAAAGAGTTACAAATAAATTTGCTAAAAATAAAATTTTGTTATTCCTGAAAGAGCAAACAAACTTATCAACTAAAGAAATACGAATAGCAATCAAACCGTTTAAAGAAATCTATTTCATAGAGAAGATGGACTATTTAGAGGATTAAGAAATGATTAAAGTATATCAACAATTTATAGATCATGAAAAAGGTGATTGCATGCAAGCAGTTATAGCAAGTTTATTTGAAAAAACAATGAATGAAGTGCCAAAATTTATTGAATCAGAAGGTTGGTTCGAAACATTATATAATTACTTGAAAGAAAATAATTATGAATATTGTGGAATGATTCACAATAAATATTATAGTCAACTCTGGCACACAAAAACTGATTGTTTTAAAGAACCAAAATATCATAGACGTTCGACAATGACACCAAAAAGATTATATAGAGAAAAGGGTGTTAAAGGTTTGTTTTATGCGGGTATTTTATCTCCAAAGTACTTTAGTTGGGGTGCAAGAGAAGATGTCACACATGCTGTAATTATTGATAGAAACTATAATATTGTATTTGACCCAAATCCTGAATATGAAAATTTATATAAATATCCACTTGCAAATCTTCTTAAGTATAATGGTGTAATAGATGTTTATTTAATAAATCCCAAATAACTCGTATTTATTTACAAAATTTATGTATATTTGTAAAATATTAAGTATTTATATTTAAATGAAAACAATACATAAATCATATAAATTTAAAATTGCTCCCAATAATGACCAAAAAGAACTCCTTGCAAAACATTTTGGGTCTTGTAGATTTGTGTTTAACTATTTTTTAAATAACAGAAAAGAAAATTATTTAAATAATAAAACATCATTAAATTATTATGATAATGCAAATGATTTAACTCAACTTAAAAGAGATGAACAATTTGTTTGGTTAAAAGAAATTAATTCACAAAGTTTACAGTCTTCTTTAAGAAATTTAGATACTGCATATAATAAGTTTTTCAGAAAACAAACTAAATTTCCACGATTTAAAAGCAAATATGATAGACAAAGTTTTACAATACCACAATCAGTATATGTTGAAAAAAATAAACTTTTAGTACCTAAATTCAAAGAAGGAATTAAAATAAATTTACATAGAAAAATTGAGGGCAAAATTTTATTTGCTACAATATCAAAAACAACAACTGATAATTATTATGTAAGTATTACTTGTGAAATAGAATATCAACCGTTTAAAAAAACAAATTCAAATATTGGTATTGATACAGGTATTAAAGATTTGGCAATACTTTCAAACGGTAAGAAATATGAAAATATTAAGACATTAAAAACTAATTTAAAAAAAGTAAAATATAATCAAAAGTTGTTGTGTAAAAAACAAAAAGAAAGCAATTCAAGATTAAAACAAAAACAAATTTTTGCAAAAATACATGAAAAAATAACAAACATTAGAATTGATTATTTGCATAAAGTCAGTACAGAAATTATCAAAAACCACGACATTATTTGTATTGAAGACCTTGCAGTTAAAAACATGATGAAAAATCATTGTTTGGCACAATCATTCTCTGATGTTAGTTTAAGCACTTTTTATGATATGCTTGAATATAAAGCTAATTGGAATGATAAATTAATTGTTAAAATTGATAAATATTTTCCAAGTAGTAAAACTTGTAATGTTTGTAATTACATTAAAGAAGACCTTACTCTAAAAAATAGAGAATGGACATGTCCAATTTGTAATACAAAACATGACAGGGATTTAAATGCAAGTATAAACATTAAAAAACAAGGTTTAAATATATTGTCTGGTTCAGGGATTGAGTCGGACTTGAAACAAAAACATGGTGAGGCGTTGCCAATAGGCGAGTCAATGAAACACGAAACTAATTTAATTAGTAATTCACATGTACTAAAACTATAATCATATTTATTCTTAAAGTATTTATAATAAATTAATGAAAATATGAGACCAGTAAGAAAAAAAATAACATTTGACGAAGAAAGTGCGAATAAACTTCTTCAGGAAATATACGATGATAGTTATAATCAGAAAGCAAAAATTACCAGACTTTTTACTAAATGGGAATTAAAAGTAAAAGAAGGTGGTGAAATTCAAGCAATCGGTGATCAAATAATTAAAGTAATTGCTTTAGAAGCCAAAAATGTTGATCAAAAAATTATGCTTCTTAAATTTTTAAAAGAAGTTGTTTTTGATAATAACGTTAAAGCAGGTAATACTCCAAATAATGGTTCTAATAGTAATACTCCAAAATCTTCTTCTGAAGAAGATGGCGATATTACCGCAGAAAGAAGACTTGAATTACTTACTATGGTTCAAGAACATTTTGAAAAAGAAGAAGAAACTAAGAAACAAAAAAAATAAAAAATGAGTTTAAGTGACGACAAAAAAAATATTTTCACAACCATTGGTTCATACACTTCAGTAATTCAAGCAACGAAAACACCTGATACTACTAATTTATTTCCTTCAGTTAATAATAAAAAAGATATTGTACCTTTTATGCTCGACATTTTAAAAGTTGTTGCTGGTACTGATGCTTTACAATCATTAACTGGTGAATTATTTAGTAAATTCGTTGACAAGATTGAACCTGAAATGAAAAGTGCTTTAAAAAATCAAGTAATACAATATAATGCTGGCGACAATCTTCCGAGTTATTTTGCTTCTGGAAATGGCGTAAGAGTAAAAGTGAAAGATATTGATATTTCAGGTAAATTTAAGACAAACCCAACTTCTCAGGCAGGTCAATTATTATATGATAATTCAAAACCTAATTTCGATAGTTCAGTATATGATGCAATAAAAAACGGTAATTCTAATTTTGGAGTTTTACACATGTCACATAATGCAATAACTGATGAATTGGTGCTGAAAGGAAATATTACCCCTGATACTCCGACTATTGGTACTTGGCTAAATAAACATATTGATAATCTTACAATTATTGATAAAAAAGAATTTGTAAGTAAGGTTATGAACAAAATATATGGTACAATCACAAAAAATCAAGGCAGAACCATTAATGATGCACACAATGAATTGGTTGTTAATCAATTAATTGATCAATTAATTAATGGTGATGATAGTTTTGAAATTTCACCTGAAGATAATGCAGCATTGCTTCTACGTGCACAAGAAATAATAAACGGTATTGTTAATTATGATTTAGGTTGCGGAGTTATGGCAGCAAGTTTGCCGTTAACAGGTTTAACCAAGTTAGTTCAAAATATATCTGGCACTACTGGACAGGCAAGTGACCCAAATTATGTGGGTAATCAGATAAACAATACGATTGCCCAGAGCGTAACTGATCAAGATGTCGCAAACACAAATAAAGAAACAATTAAAGATGGTTTTTTTCAAAAATTAATTAAATTAATTACACAAGTATTAGCGGAGGCATTAACAACTAACCCTCAAATACGTGCAATATTGGCAATTGTAAGTGCATTTCAGAATCAAGGCAATGTAAAAATTGGTCAACCAAAGGATGATTTAAAAAATTTTAAAGTATTTTTGAAATGTAGTGCCAATACCGCAATGAGATTGATAAACGAATTTATATTTAATTTAATTAAAAAGTTTTTAGTTGCTCTTTTAAAACCACTAATATTAAAAATAATTAAAGAAAAAATAAATCAATTTACAGACATCATTAAAAGTTTAATACCGGTAAAAACATGATAGTAGATCAAAAATTAAACAAACAGTTTGTTGGCGTATATCTCATCGATAATGGTGATTTAGACGGCACAGAACTCGCAACAACAGTAAAACCTAATTGGTTCAGGATACTGATGACAAAATGGCTTTTGGGTTGGAAATGGGTAAGTGTTACAAGTTTAAAAGCACAGCAAGAAGTAATAAAAGTCGCTAAAGCAAAAGCTATAGCTGCATTAGAAGTAAAAGTAAAATAAAAATGGCAACCGACTTCAATAACGTTGATTCAATTATTGGTGCGTTTAATAAAATATTAAACTTATCAAGTATTGGCGGACCGCCCGTAGTGCCAACTCCATTAATATTAATTGGAGTAGCACAACGCTCTGGATTATCACCAATTAAAATTGCATCACGCATAATTGCTCGTAAAAGTGAAGCAGGATTACCCGTAGGTGTATTACCTTCTGGTGGTATTGCCCCAGATGAAATTATGGAAAGAATAAGAGCCGAAGAATATATTAAAGCATTTCAACAAGATGCTGTAATAACAGTGGCAATACCACCGGGGATTACACTTTCGGCTGCAGGTATATCACCAACGGGACCCGTTACGGTGTTTGGTTCAACTATTTATTATGCTAAAGGATATGGAGTTATACAATAATGGAAGATTTAAGTAAATATACACCAATTGAATTAAATAAAATGCTTAATGATATCAAATTAAAACATGATACATTAAAACAAGAGATTATTAATTATACTTATGAAGCTGAAGAACTTGAAAAGAAAATTAATGAAAAAATTAAAATATTGACTGAGACAGAAAATTCTTATGTTTTGTTAATTGAAGAAATGGAGAAAAGATAATGTCAGGATTTGATAAACCGATAATACAAACAAGTAATCCTTTTAAGAAATTAGGTACTTACGAAGTCACCAGAACGATTTATTATGGTGAGGTGATATCTATTGACGACCCGACAGATGGTGGCAGAATTCAAGTTAAAATACCTGATTTGGATAATCAGACAGGAAATGCTAATTTGCCTTATTGTTATCCCATGTTACCAAAATTTTTCTTTCTTCTTCCACAAGTGGGCGAAATAGTTAGAATTTTTATCGAAAACATAAAATATCCTCAAAGAAGTAGATTTTGGATGGGTAGTATTGTGTCACAACCACATAAAATCGGTTTTGATACAATTTATACAGCATTATCAACAACAAATATGGGATTAACTCTCCCAGAAACAGCACCTTCAACACTTCCTGATGCAATAGGAGTATATCCTTTACCAAGTGATGTTGCAATGGTAGGTAAGGTTAACACTGATGTTATTTTACGCACAAATGAAATTCATATAAGAGCAGGAAAGCACGAAAACGGTAACGTATTAAAATTAAATACAAAAAACCCAGCATCAATTAATCTTGTTTTCGAACCGCAGAATTTAGTTGCAACAACTCCTACTTATCAAAGCAGTACGGTTATATTGAGTGATAAAATTGCTTTAATATCACATACTGGCAAACCGCAATTTAAAGCAGCAGAATTAACAGCAGAAGACAGAATAAGAATATTTTCTGAAGGTCATCCAGTTGCAAGAGGTGATGTACTGGTGGTAGCACTAAAAATAATTATAAACGCACTTATCAATCATATTCATGGGTATTCAGGTCTGCCAGCAGACAAAGATAAATTAATAAATGACTTGGAAAAAATTAATCTTGACAATATTTTACAAAAAAACATTGTAGTTAATTAAAATTTAAGTACTTTTGCATTCTATGAATATTGAATTTCCTACAATACCTAATGAATTGTTTACAGCATTTAATGATGTAACATTTTATGATGAACCACATAAATATTATCTTGATGGTAAAGAATTAATATCTGTAACCACATTAATACATAGGTATCAAGAAGAATTTAATGAAGCATATTGGTCTGAATATAAAGGAAACCAATTTGGTATAAATCCTGAAGAAATACTCAGAGCATGGAAATTCATAAATAAAAAAGGCACAATCAGAGGTTCGGCAATTCATGATTATGCTGAAAACTTGTTTCAAAATAAAAAATATGAATATCCGAAACAATTAATATTAAATGAATTTGGCTTTGACCCTGTACAACATACATATGATATTTGTAAAAAACATGTTGACAAATTTTATAGTGATGTTCAGGGTAAATTAATACCAATTCGAACGGAACTAATTGTATATGATAAAGAAACATTAATTGGGGGAATGCTCGATATTTTATTTTATAACGTAAAAGCAAAAGAATTTCAAATCTGGGACCACAAGACTAACAAGGACTTTACATATGAAATGAAAAGTAGGCACTTACTTAATGAATTGTTTGTTTTAGAAGATTGTGATCTTGAGTTATATTCACTACAACTTGGTTTATATAAATATATTATAGAAAAGAATGTACCAATTAAACTTGGTAAATCATATATCGTATGGTATTCACACAATAATGATAATTATAAAATTATTGAAGCAAAAGACATGTCATATTTTATTGATATTATTGCAAAAAACAGAATTAATGAATTATTAACTACATGAAATTTCTGAAAAATTCATGCAATATAATATATGAAATTCAATATATTATCACTATTTTTGCACGATAACATATACAAATGTTAGTAATAAAAAAATGATTACAGGAATATATAAAATATTAAATAAAATAAACAATAAAGTTTATATCGGTAGTGCTGTTAATATTAGAAAAAGATGGCGTGATCATAAGTGGCATTTAATTCATAATATACATCATAACTCACATCTACAATCAGCATGGAATAAATATAGTATTAATAATTTCGAATTTTCAATAATTATAGAATGTACTATTGAGGAATTATTAATAAAAGAAAAAGAGTTCATGTTAAAATTTAATTCTCATGATAACGTTTATGGTTATAATGTTAATGACCCTGAACATTCATTTTTAAACAAAAAACATAGTGAAAAAACAAAAAAAATACTTTCATTACAAAAACAAGGAGCAAACAATCCAATGTTTGGTAAACACGGAATCGAACATCCGATGTTCGAAAAACCAGTTTCTGTTAAAACGAGAAATAAAATTTCATTAGGAAGAAAAGGAATTACTGTTGGAGAAAACCATCCTGCAGCAAAATTAAAATCAGAAGATATTATTAAAATTCGTGAAATGTATTTTATTGAAGGAATTTCACAAAAAGATATTTCTAAAATATTTAATGTTGCACATTCAAACATTAATTCTATTATATTAAGAAATACATGGGCACATGTAATTTAAAACAAAAAAGCCACAATTAAGTGGCTTTTCAATTTTTTCTCGTAATACGTAACTATCTGATTACATGTTAAGTATACAGCGCCACGGTTGCAAAGTTAATTGTATGGTTGTTAAACCATCTTCTTCATAGCTGTTTTCACCAAAATCGATTGCTGTAATCATACATTGTTCCAATGTCCATTTTTCAACTTCAACACCTGTTGGGTCAACTGCTTTTAAAAGAACATTTTTCTTATAACCTGCTGCATAACCCATACGACCTGTTAATGATTCTGCATGTAAACGTACCCACTCCATCAATTGTTGTGAAGTGGACGGTCCGATTGGGTCGTAGAATGTTAATTGCATTTCTTCCCAACTATATCTGCCAGCAACATAGTCCTGTTCGTTCATGAATTGAATCTGAACTGAGTTAATTTTCATTGAAGGTCTTTTGAATTTTTGGATTTTCCAAACTTCAATACCTAAATCATCACTAAATTCTGCGAAGAATCTATTTATCCTCTTGGGTTCATATTGGAAGGGGATACTTCTTATCATTTCTGCCATATCATTGTCTGTTTTAAATTATATATGCTTATTTTTATTATAAATACTTACGTCTTAAAAATCTATTATGCACCAATATCAGCGAATGATGCTCCAGAAGGAGTAATTGTAAATGTGATTCCAATGAATTCAACAGCACGTGTTGGTTTCAAGTATAAATCACCATACAATTCATTTCTGTCCATACTTTCTTGACTGTTATTGCTATTATCCATCTTGATTTTGTAATCATTCAAACCTCTTTCTCTCTTAATTGTATCAAGAACTGGAGTAGATTTAGTTATGAATTGATCAATTGTTGTTTGGTCACCTTGTTCAAATACAAGTCTGATTGCGATATTTGCAATAAGAACTTTAATTTGAAGTAATAATCTACGAACATTGATTCTGTCAAGAGCACTTTCTTTAACTTGTAATGTTTTTTGTCCAAATATTGCTGTACCTGCATCTGCAAAATCAGCCAATGGGTTAATTCTACCTTTGTATAAAACGTCACGAGCATCCTGTGACAATTTGAACATTGATTTTCTTGCATCAGTTACACCACGATTCAAACCAGCAGGTGCGAACCAAGGGAATGCAGTATTGTCAGTAAATGCCATTGCTTTTACAACTTCACCTGTAGGTGGAAGATAAACATTAACATTATTCTGAGTATCTGCTATTTGTATCCAAGGGAAGTATGTGCATGAATAACTACTATCAATTCCAGTATCATTAAGCAATCCAGCAACATCTGTTGCAAATTGAACATCTTGTTTTGGTTGACCAACTAATTGTGGATTTCCAATAAGTGGAGCATCAATAACATATAATGTGTCTGCTCTCTGTTGTTCAATTACATCGATTGTGTCTTCAACCAAAATAGTATTATTTGACCAGTCAATACCCGGAGTTGCAAAAAGGTTAATCGTAACTTCTTCAGGATTTGA